ATTTGGGGCTTGCCATACGGCGAACAGATTGTAGGCACTATCACAGCCGTTGACACCTTCTTAGGCGCTCTGCTCGGTTTATCAGCTTACAAGTACAACAAAAATGAAAGTGAGGAATGACTATGAGTAATTCAAAACTTGTAAATTACACTAAATTATCGCCAAATCACAGCGGTAAGCGTACACACAGCATTGACCGAATCACTCCGCATTGCGTAGTCGGACAGTGCTCTGTTGAAACTCTCGGAAATATTTTTCAGAACACAGCTTGTGAGGCAAGCTGTAACTACGGAATCGGCTATGACGGCAGAGTGTTGCTTTGTGTTGATGAGGGCAATCGCTCTTGGTGTTCATCAAGCAATGCAAATGATCAGAGGGCAGTCACAATCGAATGTGCAAGCGACACGGTAGCTCCGTACACCATGAACAGCAAGGTGTATAACAAACTCGTTGCACTCTGCGTTGACATCTGCAAGCGTAACGGCAAGACTAAACTGCTTTGGTTCGGTAACGAGGACAAGACGCTAAATTATTCGCCAAAATCAGGTGAAATGGTCTTGACTGTACATAGGTGGTTTGCAAATAAATCTTGCCCAGGTGACTGGCTCTATAACAGGCTCGGCAATCTTGCAGATGAAGTAACCGCACAGCTCAGCGGAAAAACAACAAACACGGAGGAAGAAGAAATGATTAAATACGGCGCACATAACACAGCAACACTTGCATTCAAGAAACAGTTGATTACTTTATACAATATGAAAATCATCAAAACCAAGGTCGATAATTCAAACGGTTTCGGTGACGGAACGCTTAAAGCCGTCAAAGAGGCACAGAGAGCAGGTAAGGTCACGGTTGACGGCATTGTCGGCGAAAAGACAATCAACGCTATCTATTATCTCATTAATGATTGCAACTGGGCTAAAGACAAGAAAATTGCAAATGCAAAAAAAGCACTTGGCTAATTAAAATCTAAAGGACATTTTTAATGTCTTGACAAACACATAATTGCAAAAATATTCCCCTCACCTATAAGTTAATATAGGTGAGGGGAGTTTGTTATTTGTAAATTTAATGATTTTGCATAATATCGCATTTTTTGAAAGCCTGAAAGTACCGATTATATCTGACTTTTCCTGCCTTGCATTTGCCTAACATTTTACCTGTTTTTTTCTGTATTTCGGTGTATTTTAGCGTTAAAAAGATATAAAAAATAACCGCACCAAAAAGCTAAAAACTGGCTTTCTAATGCGGTTTTTTCTATGGTCGAGGTGACAGGACTTGAACCTGCGGCATCTTGGTCCCAAACCAAGCACTCTACCAAACTGAGCTACACCTCGAAATGTTGTTTAATAACAACAGCTTGATTATTATATACCATATTTTCGGATTTGTCAACATAATTTTCGCTTTTTATTCAAAATTAATTCAAATATTTTGAAAATCACCATAAAACAGACCGAAAATGTGGTAGAAAACAGCCGTCCCTACATAAGAAACGGCTGTTGGTGCAGGTAACTTGCAAGGGGGATAGGAATGGGGAAAATGGGGGATTTTGTTAGCTATATGTAAGCTACGAAACATAATTATGAACAATTCAGGATAATATAAGACTATATTTTGTTGATTGCGTTCACTAATTCTTTTGGGTTTATGTGGGTGTAAACCTTTTCGGTCAAGTCCATTTTCGACTTGTGACCGACTATTTTTTTGATGATTGTGTGGTTCACATTTGCCGATACAAGCATTGAAATGCAGGTGTGTCTTGTTTCGTGTATGGTGTGGTCAAATCCTAAATCATTTTTCAGAGGTGTCCAGTAGTTGCGTTTAAAGTTATCGTATTTCAGCGGCTTGCCATTGGTATTATTCAGAACATATCCACATTGAGAATCGCTGATGAATTTCTGCCAAAACGGCAGTACTTTGTCTGCTATAGGCACGGTTCGTACACCTGAATCGGTCTTTGAACTTTCAACAAAGAAAGTCTGTTCGTCAAGGTTTACATTTGAAATTTTCAGATTGAGAAGTTCAGATACACGCACTCCCGAATAAATCAGCATAAGCACTATTTTTACCGAATCAAGATTTGAATATTCCCACAAAAGATTTATTTCGCTTTCCGAAAACTCCCTGCGTGCTCGTTTTGTTTCATCTGACTTTGCATTGATTTTCAATTTTTCTGCAAGATTGTTATGGAGCATATCGTGAAATATGCAGTATTCGTAGATTTTGTTCAACAGAATTTTAATTCGCCTAACCGATTGATAACCGTTGTTGCAGTTGTCGAGAACTCGTTGCATATCAATGATTTTTATATCGGACATCTTGCGATTGTATAACATTGAGCATTGTTTGTATGCCGCATTATACTGTCTTTTGGTGTTCGGATTTGTGTCTTCAGTGATGAACTCCTTGTACCAAAGTTCATAAATTTCTGAAAAAGTGCGTCTTGCCGAATCAACATCAAACGGGTTTTGATTGTAATCAGCAAGAGCGTTCAGAGCTTTCGGCTTGTTGGGAAAGTAGCCTATAACTCTGCGTTCCTGATTGCGTGTTTCTTTGTTGTATCCTATTGTCACGCAGGCAACCCACGGATTGCGCCTGTTTCCGCTCAGCTTATAAACAGAGCCGTAGCCGTTAGGCAGTTTCATTTTATACACTCCTTTTGCTTAAAAAAGGGTGCAAAAATCCCTTGTGCTTTAAATTACTTGAAAAACACAAGGGATTGTGATACAATTATTTTGCGTTTAATTGCGTCATCTGCACCCTGTGTAGGTGATTCCGCTCTGTTCGAGGACCAGTCGAGCAGGGCGGATTTTTATTGCTTTATCAACTCATCAACTGTGACATTAAATATTTCTGATAGTTTAATCAAAGTTTCAATTGACGGTTGCATTTTACCTTTTTCATAATTAGAAATCGTTGTGCGGCTAAGGCATAATACCTTGCCCAAATATTCTTGAGTGAATTCTTTATTGGTTCTGAGCCTTTTTAAATTATCACCAAAAGCCATTGTTTACACTCCTTTTTTCGCGATTTTTATTTGAATCGTATATACAAACAGATGAAAATCATTATAATAAGAATAGGGGGTGAGTTGTGTGAAAAAATTAAAAAATATATTTAATATAGTAGTATTTAAATATATTTATGTTTCAGTTTTATCTCCTATAATTGTTGTTATTTTCTGTGATATGAAATTTTGTTTCATAGAAAAATTCTTTACTAATAATTCAAATGCAAGTAATTTAGCTGGAATTTCGGGTACTTTTGTAGGATTTTTACTAACAGCGGCAACCGTATATTTAGCGCTACCTTCTGATAGTAAATTCAAAAGTTGGTTTATAAAATATGGTCATCATAAAATATTTATGAAAATTATTTTATTTGGAACAATATTCTTTATGATACCTATTATATCTTGGATTTGCGATACAACTGCTATGAATTATATTGGAATGTATGGCTTTATAGCAGGTAGTCTTGAAGTGCTAGCGGCAATGTATTATCTATATAACCTTATAATCAAAAATTCTTTGTAACCTAACTTAGCTGTTTGTTTGATTATAAAGTAATTGGATTTCTTTTTCAAATGTTTTTTTAATAAAACCTATATTTTCTGTAGGGCTGCCGTCTATTTCAATTTGAGCACTTCTATAAAGCACCTTTTCTAAAATATCAAAGACCTGTTCGATGCCGTCCTGTGAATCTCCTACAATCTTGTATTTTTTGTATTTCTCACTTTCTGCAGATATTTGTTTCAAAACATCTGGAAAATTTGCACCGGTATGTTTAATTTTTATTTTAAATTCTAATTTACTTACTTCAATAGAATTATCCTCATTATATTGTTGCATATTTTTAAAAGTGCGCTCTGATTCGGCAGGATTATATGCCGCCTCAATAGCCTTTACTTTTGAAAACTTTTTAATAGCGTCATCTATGGAATCTACAGTATACGGAAAAAAGTAAATGTGATAATTTTCCTCAAAGAGAAATTGATTGATAATATCAGTAAATTTTCCTGATTGTTTATTAGATATTATTGAAGTCATACACTTGTTTAAATCGACATAGAAGAACGAGTAATATTCAAATATTACTTTTTGACTATTAAAATCTATTTCTTCAGGTGTATCATTTTTTACAAGTGTTAATTTCATAAATTTATTTGTTGAATCATCTTTTTTAAGAAAAGTCCCAAATATGTAATTGTCATCAAATGAAAGTATTTCAATTCCATATTGATCATCACGTGATTTATATACCCCTGTTTTTGGAAATCTTTTTGAAAACATTTTTCGTAATACATCAGTATCACTATCACCATCTGCAAAAAGGGTACACTTTGGGACAGTTTTGAAAAAATAAATTGTCTTTTTTATTGTTTTCAACGACATAAAATTCACTCCTTATATTGACATAATATGATAATATATTATATAATTTTGTTAGGAGTGAAAAAACTGAATACTTTTTATTCCTACTTGACCGTTCATAGTGCCAGCTGTGGGCGGTCTTTTTTTATTTATTCTATTTAATCGGCAGACCATGGCTGTCGGTGTATGAGCCTGCGGCAATTCTGATTATATCAACAATCCAGCCTATGCCGAAAAGTCCGCCTGTGAAGAGGTAGAGGATACCCATACCTGCTTTACCTGCATAGAAGCAATGAGCACCGAGCATGCCGAGAACAACACACAAAATCAATGCCATACTTTTATCTTTAGGACTGCACAACTGATGATGAGATACAGTCGGAGGGGCAGAGGTCGCCACATTTGGCTGATTATTGATTATGTTCTGAATAATAATTGGTTGCTGTTCTGCTTTGTTTTCGGGATATTCAAGTTCGGACATACAGTAAGGGCAAAGTCTGTATTCTTTGCCGACATTTGCACCGCAATTTTTACATACCATAGATAACACACCTTTCAAATAATAATGTCATAGTGTTTTATTTCTTAATCTATTAAGTTCCTCAATTTCATTTTTTGACAAAGGGACACTTAAATCTTCAAGTTCCGGACAATACATATAGTAACCTATGTAAATTCTGCACTTAGGACATCTTCCCGTGCGTAAAAATACTGGTAAATCATAAACATATGGGTGTGTATTATCTGTTTTGTTTATACTATAAATTTTATTGTCATACCCCTTACAAAAATCACAACTGTTTGATGTAGTTAATTGCATATAACTCAGGTTTAAGTTGTGCATTGCTTTAATTTGTCGTTTAAAGCTTTCGCACTCTTTAGTAAGTATAATGTCAGGAAACATTTCAGGATGTTCTTTTCTTGCCTTATCCTCAATTTGTTTTGAAAGTTCTTTGTTTAACAATTCGGCATACTTTATTACTCGTAGGTACTGCTTTTCAGTAAGGTGCATTTTCTCATATGAAAGAGAATCAGAAATCTGATTAGATTTTAAAAGACATTCTACCGCTAAATCTAAATCTCCGTTCGCTTTGTGATTGGTAGCGGCTTTCTGCAATAAAAACATAACCTCAGAGTTTATACACGGAATGGCTCTTATATTTTCAACAGTGCTTACATCATAACTACCACAAGTAACGGGTATTTTTTCTAAAGAAACGTCGCTTTGATTATCTGATTTTAGAGAATCAACAAATCTTAAATTTTCGTCGGTCAAATATGAACTGTATTTGTTGGATATATCTTCAAAAAAATTATTTATTTTATTTTGCTTGCCCTTATCAGTTTTCAATTTATTGGCAGCTAAAAGAGTGGATTTCCAATATCTAAGAATAAATCTATTTGTATTTTGCTCGTAGTTATTTTTCAATTCTTTTAGTTGTTCTTTTGGTAAAGGGTGTCCTGAAGTTTTTCGCACATTATATTTACAGATTTCTGTTAATATTTGTAAAGCCTTAATGTAATTATTAAAATATGATTCAGGCTTTGCCGAATCTCTTATCCATTTTTCAGCTCCTGCATAATCACAGAAAAGTAAATATACAGCATTATCAGAAGATTCATTTCTATATTCATTGATAAATGGGTTTTCAAGTAAAGCATTTTTAACAGCTTGTGGTAGCTGTTCATTTGCGTCAACTTCTTTTTGAACTTCTAATTCCTTTGGAGTATCTGTTTTTGTAGGAGAATCTATTTGTTGGTGCGGTTCTGTTTTATGTGATTTGAATAATTTATCTAAAAATCCCATATTATCCCAACTTTCTGTAATAAAAATAATGTGCAGAACAGGCACTATAAATTGTAAAAAATTTACGGCTACATCAATAAATTATCTCTGTAAAATTCCATTGCTTCAACCATAAATTTATTTGTGACATTAAAATATTCGGCAAGTTCCCACGGCTCTGCTATGCCGTTGTGAACCGCTTCTTTCAGCTCGTCCAAAGGGATGAGCTTTTTTATTGTGTGTTTCTTTACTTTTTGTTCCATTTTCCCTTTTACGGTTAATGGAGTTGTGAATAAATAAAAAGCACCTAAATCTATGTGAACTTCTTCGTGAGCAAGCAAAACTGTTTCCTCGGCAGTAGTTTCAATCTTGCTTTTGTCAAGAACTACAATTCCGTTTTCGTAAGGAAAAGAAAATGCTTTTGCTTTGTCAATTTTGAAATAATCAACAGTTATCCCTTTTTGTTCACATTCAAAATAAATATCCTCTAAAGTCATTCAATCATTTCCTTTTTGAGATTTCTTAAATTTGATATAGCTAAGTATATCGTTTTTAAAATCTTCGCTTTCTCCTTCCATTTCTTGATAAGCAGCATACGAAAGTTTATCAAAATTTGCTTTCGGAAGAGGGAAAGAAACCTTTCTTGCAACATCTTCAACTAACTTTTCAATCTGCTCATGCTGTTTCTTTTCTTCTTCGATTTCCTGCTCAGTCATAAGCCTTTCAACAGGAACACCGAGATAATTGGCTATTTTAAGGCGAGTTTGGTATTTAGGTAAAACACCGTTTTTCCAATTGCGTATAGAACCTTTACTCAAACCAACTGCAACCAAAACCGCAGTAACCGTTGTACCGTTCTCTTTACATATTGAATCCAATAAATCAAAGAACACAAAAATGCACCTCTACTTTTGTGCACTTTTCACGAAGTTCACATAAATGCACCTAAATTTCAAAAATGCACTTGCAAAGTACACTTTTATGCACTATAATAAACTTGTCAAGACGATGTGGGGACATTAACTTGATGAAAATAGGTGTGTGAATGTGCACCAACTTTGTAATCTAATTTTTTTAACTGATTAAATTATAAAGGTATAGTGCACATTTGTCAACCTAAATTATCAATAAAAAAGGAGGTAATAAATTGTGGATTTTTACAAAATTGTGTCAGATATATGCGATAAAAGAAATATAACACTTTGTTCGTTACTCTCTCAATTAGAAATGAGCAAAGCTAATATCCGAAACTGGCGTAATGGCGTTATTCCTAAAATTTCAGTAAGACAGAAAATTGCTGAAATTACAGATACACCGGTTGAAAACTTACTGACGAATGAAGAAAAGTCAGTTGTCAACGAAATTCTTAAAAAGAACAGTAGGTAATATCTCACCCCCACAATCAATGATACCACAATTGCAGTCCCATTTAACGGACTTTGCTGAAAAGAGGTGAAGAAATGAAAAATAAAATTATAGGCAACTATTCAAATGAAGGAGTGCTTAATATATCGGCTACAAATTTGCAGGAGTTTGAAAGCCTTATAAAAAAGGCAAAAAAACAAGCTGACGAATTGCAGGATAC